CTAGCATCAGTATATCCATCATTTTCAAAGGTAAAACTACCAAAGTCTGTCTCGCTACCTAATGGGGTAAACTTACCTTTAAAACTTATTGTTACACCTGGTAATGTGTTTGCTTCTTCATCTGGAATAATCTGGTTACATTGCACATAGTTATCGCCATTACCTAATTCTATTGGACCGCTTGTACAAAATGGTACATCACTATTTAGGTTTGGCGAGTTAGATAATGTTGTTGATTCGTGTTCGTATATAAAACCAAGTGAGTCACCAGCTATAGGATAATCAAACGCGCCTTGGTCAATCCAACAACCTCTATCCATTGTTCCTACAGACCAGGTGTTTGCTAAATAGTTCCAAATAACATATTTGTTTGGTATATATACACCATCGCCACTTGGGAAACCCCACCATATTTCGTTGAAGTTAGAGTTATGTCCACCCCAGCATGACTTTCTTCCTGGTACATTTAGCTGGTCATATACATAATCATGCACATCACATGGTATTTCACGCACAACGCCATCATAAACAAAGAAAGAGTTTTCGCCCATCCACGCTAGGAAGTTACCAGTTTGTACTACTGATCTTCTGCTGACTGCTTTACAGTTTGCACCTGCTGCGGTTATACCGTAAACAAAAGGGGAACCTGCATAGCTCATTCTATCTATACCAGTATCACTAAAGATAATGACATCGTTTTGGTATTTGACTGCTAGTAACGCTCTACCGCCTGTAGGTATTTGTACATCACCTGCTGTGTTGGTGGCTTTAGATGTCCAAGTGTTTCTATCTTCTCTATCACTCCAAGATATCTTTCTAGGATCTCCACCAGAACCAATAGCAACTAAGTGCCTTTCATTAGTTACTAGGACAGCCTGACAGCCTGTAGGAGCGTTAGTTACAACTGTACCTATGGTATCAGCTGTTCCGCCTGAAACAGGTCGCCACTTGTATATTTTACCATCGCCAGAAAAACAAAAGATTAAATCCTCTCCCCAGTTATCAAAGGAGAAATGACCTGTATCAAGAGGTAATCCAGATTGACTTCTAGCATCGCCATAATCTTCTACATCATAGTGGTATGCACCATAACCAAGAGGATCATTAGAGGCGTCATTTACAAAACCAGATGGTGTTATATCAGTCCAAGTGTTGTCGTATAAAACATAAACTTTTTGTCTTGTACCAACAGCTAAGATAGAAGCACCTAAGTTGTCCTTATAGGCATACATACCTATAGGTTCTCCGTCTAGTGCTGTAGTTTTTAGTTTAGACCAACCACCGATAGGCTTTAGATAACCATTTTCAAAACGCACGAGATTGCCGTCAACCCAACGACCTTTGTTAGCATAGTCAGTTCCGTTGTTGACTATCCCAGCTGGCGGAGTTACAGGCAATAGTGCCATTTTTAGCTATTGGATGATATGTAGCTTTTACCAGTCGAGATCGCAGTTGTATAAGATGTTTTATCATCTGAACTACCAGCTACGTCTGGAGTTTCGTCATCTGAATCAACAGGTGCATAGGCTAAGACTAGTTCTAAGTGGTCTACGTTTCTTTGTACCATATCGTTAATGTCAGATTGCTCCATGCCTTCAACACTCCAAGTTCCAGCGTTTACTTCGTTGATAAGTGTTACGCTATCTGTTGCTGCTGTTAAGACTTCGCTTACTGTTTGTGCCATATTATTCTCCTTTTAGAGTTTTTAACTCTTGTTTTAATTCATCTACTTGCGTAGACAGTTCTTGTACTGCTTTGATAAGTGGATGTACAAACATCTCTTGTGAAATAGATTGTATTCCGCTTTTATCTTCTATATCCCATCCACCAAAGTCAGTAATGTTGTGATTGTTCATAGCTTCTTTAACTTCTTGAGCTATAAGACCATACATTTTTTCATCATGTACTCTTTTAGTTTGATTTGGCTGATAATCAGGTAATGTATTATCAATATCAGCTTTTGCTTTCCATTTAAAAGTTACAGGTCTTAAATCGTTTATAAAGTCTAAACCACAATCTGTATTATCTTCTATTTCTTCTTTATATCTTTCGTCTGATACTCTTGTCCAAGATGCATTAGATTGGAAAGCGTTATAAACTCTATCACTTCCGCTATCTTGACCGAAAGTAAATTTAGCATCGCCATGCCCTACTGTTCCCCATCCTAAAACTATTTGGTTACTACCAGTGACTGCTGAAGCCTGAGTATTATAACCTGCTAAAACATTGTTACTCCCTGTTGTAAGACTAGAACCTGAATTATCACCCAAGTAACAATTATACCTACCTGTTGTAGTTGCTCCGCCTGAGTTAAAACCACAAGCAGTATTATTACTTGTAACACATGAAGCTAAAGAAGACCTACCAATAGAGGTGTTATTGTCGCCACTAGTAATAGAAGATAAACTTGCATAACCAACAGCAGTATTTTTTTGACCAGTTGTACAAGAATCCATCGCTGATGTACCAACAGCAGTATTTGTTGCACCTGTAGTGTTTGCTGACAAAGATGCATAACCAAAAGCTGAATTACTATTTGCTGTAGTGTTTGCATCTAAAGCAAAAGTACCTACTGCTGTGTTTTCAGAACCTGTAGTGTTTGCTAACATTGCTTCTCTACCAATTGCAACATTATGATTTGCTGTAGTATTACTTGATAATGCAGACCTTCCTACTCCTAAATTAGAACCGCCAGTGGTGTTTGAATACATTGCATCTTTACCAAGTGCTGTATTTCTAGTTCCTGTAGTATTTGTTGTAAGTGAAGCATAACCTACTGATGTATTTTCTCCACCTGTTGTTGTAGCATCTGAAGCTAAAGCACCTACTGCAGTATTTTCAGCACCTGTAGTGTTTGCTAATAAAGCGTTTGTACCAACTGCTGTATTATTTGAAGCTGTAGTGTTATTAAATAAAGCTCCTGAACCCATAGCAGTATTACTAATACCTGTTGTGGTTGCTCCTAAAGCTCCATAACCTACTGATGCGTTATTAGAACCAGTAGTAATTGCATCACCTGCAAGACCACCGATAAGGGTGTTTTGCACACCTGTGGTTACTGAAGTTCCTGCACTCATACCTACTGCTGTGTTGTAAGTATTTGTCGCTGTAGTAAAGTTTTGATTTCTTAAAGTACCCCAACCAATAGCTACTGACCTTGAACCTTTAGTATCAGCAGATAAAGCTAGTCTACCCATTGCTACGTTAAAATCAGCATTCGTTAGTGCATCTCCTGTTTCAAAACCAACAAGAGTATTTTCAACACCTGTGGTTATAGATTTACCACTATTAGAACCTATTGCTGTATTTGAAGCACCTGTAGTGTTTCCTTCTAAAGCCAAATAACCAACTGCTGTGTTGTTACTTGCTGTGGTGTTTGCTCCTAAAGCTGAATTACCAATACCAGTATTATTAGAACCAGTAGTATTAGCATCTAAAGTTGCATAACCCATAGCTACATTATCTGAACCTGTAGTGTTTGATGTTAAAGCAGTATAGCCAAAGGCAGTACCTGTTACTGTACTAGTTCCTAATGCTGCGTGTCCAACAGCAGTGCTTCCTATTGTAGTTGTTAAGGCATCGCCTGTACCTCTACCTAAAAGAATATTACTTGAACCAGTTGTGATACTGATTCCAGCATCTCTACCCACAGCTACGTTGTTATCAGCAGTTGTCAGAGCTGTCAGTGCTTGATGACCTAAAGCTACGTTATTGTCTCCACCAGTTTGTACACTATCTAAAGCTGTATCACCTAAAGCTACGTTATTTGCAGCAGTTGGATAATTACCATCAAGTTTGATTGTTCCACCATCTACTGAAACATTACCATTGACAGTTAAACCTGTAAGCGTACCAAGGCTTGTAATATTGGGTTGTGCCGCTGTAGCTAGTGTGCCTGTGATAGATGTACTTGCTGATAAAGTAGTAAAAGATCCAGCCGCTGCTGTAGTTCCACCGATAACAGAGCTGTCTATAACTGCTCCGTCTAAGTTCATAGCTACTGAAGTGCCAGTGGAGCTAAATAATCCGTCAACAGTATCGAGGTCAGCGTTTAGCTTTGTACCCCAGGTATCTGTAGATGCTCCTACTTCTGGTTTGGTTAAGTTTAAATTCGTTGTAAATGTATCTGCCATAAAATTTTATCCTTTAAGCTGCGTCTTGTTTGCCTAATGTTGTCCATGAAGTATCTGGATTAGATTGATCTGTCCAGGTTTCGCCTGCTACTATTTGATCGGTCCATGTTTCATCAGGAACAATTATATCTTCCCATTTTAGACCACCAATAGCATTAAATCCACTTGTTTGTGTAATTGTGGTAGCACCTCTATAGACAATACCACCGATTGCATCTAACCCACTTGTTTGTTCAATAAGAGCATTTCCTACTACAGTAAACCTACCAGTAGCAGTCATTCCTGATACTGCTGGTCCAAAAGATACACCACGATCTATTTGTGTGCCTGTAGCTATTACATTAGATGTGGCCGCTATCGTTGCAGATCCTAAATCTATTTGTGTACCTACTGCGGATGCTCCAGATGTACCAGCTATAGTAGCTACACCAGCTATAATAATACCGCCTATTGCGTCAAAGTCTGAAGTTGAAGCTATTACAGAAGCTCCTGTAATTACGAATCTACCTGTTGCGGTAGTGTTAGAGGTTGCGGCTATCGTTGATGCGCCAACAATAACAAATCTACCATCCGCTGTTGCAGATGAGGTTTGTGCTATTGTGGATGCGCCAAAATGATATACAGGAGTTCCGTAATCGGACTTACCGTATGTATATTCACCATAGCCTACTGAGGCCATGTTGTTAAGCTAATGTTATATCTAAATCGCCAGCATCAAATCTAAATACATCGCCTGAACTTACAGTTTTAGATGTTGTTAAATCTGCATAAGCCATTAGATTGCCGCTTGATGAAGCGTCTAAAATACCAACTGCAACTACAGTTCCATAGTCAGCTGTAGCTGTTGGATATTCTATTGCAGCTGAATTAGTAGCTGTTGTTGGGTTTGTACCAGAAACAGTAAATGCTCCTGATTGTCTTGCATATGCACCGCCTGATACTTCAGTACCACCACCTGTGTCTGTTGGCGCTACAGTATATAAAGCAACATATAAAGTTGATGGTGCAGTATAAGCATTACCACCAAATACATGGTCTAATACTTTATCTTCTAAGTAATCACTAAATCCAGCCATATTGTCTCCTAATTATTATTCCAATAATAAATGTTTTTACCAGACTTGCCATAAGTTCTTCTTCTTTGCATTAGAGATCCTTTGCCAAACTCTGCTTTCTCTTGTTCCATTCTCATCTCTTCTAATGCTTTTTCAAATTGTGCTGTAAATAACGGCACTCTTTCATCTTCCATTAGATAGATAGAAGCGTGTTTTAAAGCACCATACAAGTAAGCATCTGGATATCCTGTGGATATAAAGTTCGTTGTATTAGAACTGCTTAGTGCATCTATAGTGCCATAGTATGTTAATTGTAGCGTATAACTTGAGTCAGGGGTAGGTGCTAACTCTAATGAGTTATCTACAATCGCATAGTAAATAGGTTGACCAGTAACATTATTATTAGCTTTTCTGTATACATCTAGTGATTCTAGTGATTGTTGGAATAATGGTCTAAAGTCGTTTGATGTTATCTCTACATTGATTGCTTCTAACCAATCAGTAGGCAGGCTCATGTACTGTCCATCTGCTGTAGCAGTAGCACGTTTTACCATGTCTTTGTTTCTTAATCTTCTATTGAATTCTGATTCAGTTGCATCAATAAAGAAGTCTAACTGGTCTGTTAAATCAGATCTGTTTAAGAAGTTTGCGATATTAGTTTTTAATTCATCGTATGTCATACTTTACCTTTCCATGTTCTAAATGGTTTGTTATCTGAATGGTTTAGCCATTTCTTCCATTGTGCAGAATCTTGCGCCCATCCTTCTCGGACTGCTCTTTGGTATACCACCATTGGTATTTCTGCTACATGACGTAAATCTTTACCAGGTGTATATTCAGATAGATTTTTTACATAGTCTAAAGTTGGTTGTATATTCTGTTTTGTGTGATACACAACCTTATCATCTTCTGTCGCGAATACAGACTTATAACCTTTTCTATGATCTATTAATGTAGTCTTTGCCATAGACAGATTTTAGCACAAAAAAAAGGGATGCCGAAACATCCCTTTAAGCTAATTGACTAAACTTATGAAGTTGATAAGTCAGCAACGATTCCGTGAGCGGCTTCGTTAGATACTTCCAATCCAAACTCAGTCACAATCATCTTAGTTTCTGCATCGCCTATTGTAGCAATATCGACAGTTTTAAAGTCTCTTAAGTAAGATACTTTTGCAAACTCTGGATCTACTAATAGTAATGATGTTTCTCTTGATCTGTTTGATGGTACGATTTTTAGATCACCAAAGTCAGAAGAGTAAACAGATACTGAAGCTTCAACTGTGTTTGCATCAACAAACTGTCTAGCTTGAGTTCTACCTGTGAAACCAGAGATAACTTGTTTGTTATGTGGACCACATATAGCCATTGAAGGCTCAGCACCGTTACCAAACATAGTTTGTAAAACACCTTTTAAAAGATCTTCTGTTAAGTCTCTGTCTGTTCCGTCAACTGGAGCAGCTCCACCACCAGCACCTGAACCACCAGAGCCTCTGGACACGTTAGATGTTAGCCATGATTCAAAACCACCAGTTACCCTAGCTGTTGTAGCGTCACCAGTTGTTTTAGCACCGTTTTGACATAAAGCTTCTTCCATGTCTCTTTTCAATGCTTTAGCCATAATAGCTAATTGATGAGCCATTTCTGATCTTTT